ATAAGACATGGCTAAATTAGACTTAATAACATCATCCACCCGTCCCGCTGCACCAGCTGCTGGTAAAGCTTACTTTGAGACGGACACTAATAAAGTTATCATTTGGGACGGGTCTGCTTGGACGGAAATCGTTTCGGATACAGTAACTGCTTTCAGTAATACGTATAGTGTAGACTTAGATGGCACTGATGATGTCATAGATGTAGGGGATATTACTGCAATCAACTCCGCTAGTAATATAAGTATTTCGGGTTGGTTTAACGCATCAAATTTTCCACACTCATCTTATAATTCGTTGTGGGGGGGCGGTGCAGGAGCAGATCAACACACAAGTCGCTTTTGGCTTTCGTGCAACAACGGTTCATCGTTTACGATTTTCTTCGGCACAGGGACTAATTATGCTTTTGCACATACAATCTCAACGGGTCAATGGTATCATGTAGTTTTCACGATTGATGGTTCTACAGCTAAACTTTATGTAAACGGTAGCCAAGCAGGATCAACAATCACTAACGCACCTTCATTGACTTCCGAAAGTGGTAATAATTTTGAATTTGGAGGCAACCCAACCTATCGTCCATATTTGTGGGAAGGTCTGATTGACGAAACCGCAATATTCAACTCAACCCTTTCAGCGTCAGATATAACTACCATATATAACTCAGGAGTACCGGCAGACATTTCATCACTAAGTCCCGTAGGATACTGGAGAATGGGTGACAATGACAGCGGCACAGGTACAACGATCACTGACCAAGGTTCAGGTTCTAACGACGGTACACTCACTAACGGCCCTACTTTCTCTTCAAGCGTACCTAGCTAATAACAATTATGAATAGAAACTACGTAATCATCGACACTTCGGAAGTTCCTTCTGTAGACTTTAATAACGTTCTTGAAACCTCATCTAATACCCTTCGGTATAACGTTGCAGGTGATAAGACCTTTGTTAAATATGAAGGAGCTATGCCACCTTTCCTATTAGGTAAAGACACTTACAGCCACGCTGAAATCCTTGAGGTTTTAAGTGGTGAAGAGTGGACTACTCCTATGGAAGATTTATAATAATCACTAACTAAACACATACTAATATGCCAGATACATCATCCATATTCTATCAAATCGGTCAATCGACTAAATCTGCTATTGCAGCAGAAGAAACAAGAGCGTTAGCCGCTGAGGCTACTCTCCAGTCGAACATCACTGCTGAAGCTTCTAGCCGTGCAAGTGCCGATTCGACCCTTCAAGCTAACATCGACAGTGAGGCTTCAAGCCGCTCGTCTGCTGACTCTACCTTACAAGGTAATATTGACAGTGAAGCAAGCAGCAGAGCATCCGCTGACTCCGCTATTCAGTCCGAACTAGACGCTACTCAAACTGGTGCTGGTCTTGCTGCTGGTGGTTCGTACTCCGCTAACTCCTCCACTAACTACATTACTTCGGTAAGTTCATTGGTTGGAGCCGACGAAGCTCTTGACGGACAAATCAAAACTAACGCTGACGCTATCGCTTCTGAAGCTAGCTCACGTGCCTCTGCTGATTCCGCTTTACAAGCTGAGATTGACGCTGAAGAAACAGCTCGTGCATCTGCCGACACAACTCTTCAAAGCAACATCACAAGTGAAGCTTCCTCAAGAGCCGCTGCTGATACCACCCTTCAAGGTAACATTGATTCCGAAGAGAGTGCACGTCAAGCTGCTGACTCCACACTTCAAACAAACATATCTGACGAAGCAACTGCTAGAGCATCAGCTGATACGACCTTACAGTCCAACATCGACGCCGAAGAAACTGCACGTATTGCTGCTGTTTCTGGTGAGGCTACTGCTAGAGCTTCTGCTGACACGACTCTTCAGTCTAACATTGACTCTGAAGCTTCGACTGCTCGTGCTGCTGAATCTGCTCTTGACGTTGCCAAAGCTAACCTTACTGGTGCTGCTTTTACCGGCGACGTAAGCGGAACTAACCTTGTACTTAGCGGTAACTTAACTGTTAACGGTACAACTACTTCCGTTCAGACCACTAACTCCGAGATCAAGGATTCTATTCTTTTGATCAACGATGGTGCTGCTGGTTCAACTAACAACTCAAACGACGCTGGTCTTATCATTGAGCGTGGTACTGGAGACGGTGGAAACATCGCTGCTGTATACGACGAAGGTATCGATAAGTTTGCATTCTACAAAACCTCGGCTGCTGCTTCCTCAACTGACATAACTGGAGACGACTCAAGTGCTTCTTTGATTGACGTTAAAGCAAACGACGTTGTTCTTGGAGACGGTAACAATCTTGGATCATTGGCTGACTTTACAGCTGCAATGGCCTAATTGAATTAATATAACACCAGATGAGCACGAAAGAGAAAAAAGGTGATACGTCATCTATATCTTTTCGTCTCAAACGGTCACAGAAGAAGGATGTGGCTGGCATCGCTAATAAACTCGGTGTCAGCTCATCCGCTCTTTTGAACACATGGATCACTAGAATACTCAATAATATGAATGGACTAGGTGATCACAGTGAAGAAATACCGAGAGAGGAATAGATAGAAGTTTACTCATATCATACATTAAAGGGGTGGTTCTTAGGAGCCGCCTCTTTTTGTTTACAAAGATAACAAGCTTTATTACTATAACAATATGCTGAGTCACAAAGAAGGAAGTAAGCTGCACGATAAGATAGCAGACGCATACAGGAACAGTATAGACCTCATGGACGACCACGGAGAGTACAACGCTGCTCTGCTTAACGGTGCTCGTCAGTTCCTTAAAGATAACAATGTTACTATGGACAGCGGTCTAGGGACACCCTTACAAGCGTTAAACAGTCAGATAGAAGCATTACCATTTGAAGAAGAACAACATCGAGATACCACCCAAGCTCAAGGACTTTAGAAACTTTCTATACCTAGTTTGGAAACACCTTAACCTACCAGACCCTACACCGCTTCAATACGATATAGCGGAGTATATGCAACACGGTCCTAAGAGATCGTTAATCATGGCGTTCCGTGGTGTAGGTAAGTCTTGGGTGTGTAGTGCTTATGTAGTACATCAACTACTGCTAGACCCCTCTAAGAACATACTTGTTGTATCTGCCAGTAAGAATAGATCAGATGACTTCTCTACGTTTACTTTGAGGATCATTCAAGAGATTCCTATTCTTCAAGGATTAAAACCCTCTGAGAACCAACGCTTCTCTAAGATAGCTTTTGATGTAGGTCCAGCTCCAGCAGCTCACGCTCCCTCCGTTAAGTCACTAGGTATAACATCACAGCTTACAGGTTCTCGTGCTGATATAATCGTAGCAGATGACGTAGAAGTACCTAACAACTCAGCTACACAAGGTATGCGTGACAAGCTAGACGAACAAGTAAAAGAGTTTGAAGCTATCCTTAAACCCTTAGACACCTCTCGTATCCTATTCCTAGGTACTCCACAATGTGAAGACTCTATCTATAACAAACTAAGAGACAGAGGCTACAACGCTCGTATATGGCCTTCTGAGTATCCTAACGCTAAAGAAGCTGCCTACAACTATGCAGGTGATCTAGCACCCCTTCTAGCGGACGCTATAGACGAAGACACTATAGGTACTACAACAGAACCTCTTAGATTCTCTGACTTAGACCTAGAAGAACGTAAGATGTCCTACGGACGTACAGGCTATGCTCTACAGTTCATGCTCAATCCGAAGCTATCTGATGCTGATCGATACCCGTTAAAGATTAACGATCTTATTATCATGGATATAGATGTAGACTTAGCTCCTGAAAAAGTAGTGTGGTCCAGTGACGATGATAACACAGATAGAGAGTTACCTAATGTAGGACTTAGTGGTGACCGCTATAGACGACCTTCTAACACAGTAGGTGATATGATACCTTATACTGGTTCTGTACTCTCCATTGACCCCTCAGGACGTGGTAAGGACGAAACTGGATACGCAGTTGTTAAGATGCTTAACGGTCAACTGTACGTACCAGATGCCGGAGGTATTCGTGGAGGTTACGATGAGAAGACTTTAAAACATCTAGTAGCTATAGCTAAAGATAACAAAGTTAATAAAGTAGTTATAGAATCTAACTTTGGAGACGGTATGTTTATGGAGCTTATAAAGCCGCTATTTAGAACAACCTATCCTGTAACTATAGAAGAGGTACGTCATAACAAACAAAAGGAGTTACGCATAGTCGATACCTTAGAACCCGTTCTAAATAGTCATAAGCTTATTGTTGATCCAAAGGTTATAACATATGATTATAAATCAGCTCTTACATATCCTATAGAACAACAAACTAGATACATGCTATTTTATCAGCTATCTAGAATAACAAGAGATAGAGGAAGCTTAGTTCATGATGACCGTTTAGACGCTCTATCTATAGCTATAGCTTATTGGGTTGAACAAATGGCTAACGATGTAGATCAAAGTATGTTAGATCGTAAACAAGAGTTACTACATAATGAACTTCAAACGTTCACGGAAAGCTTCCATAAAACTAACAGTAACAATAGAAGCAATAACTTATGGATGTAAACTCTTGTAGCTATAGCTTTCTAAACGTAACTTTAAACGTAAACGTAGTACAGCAGTAAAGCGTTGATTATAACTTTCTCAAGCCGAAGGGATGTTGTCAACACCTAATCGTAAATCAATAAGGAGAAAAAGTAAGTTACTTATAACCTAGTAGAAGCTCTCAACTTTTGTTATAGTACAGCTGTTATGGATATAAACGAACAGACAGACACCTTCCAGTACGAGCTATTCAAACTTATACATAGGTTCAAAAGTGAATACGATCTTAACGACTACACTATAGCGGGTAGCTTAGACTTCGCTAAACTGTCTGTACTGACTGAAACAGATGATGTTATCTTCTCAAGCGATGATGTAGTAGAAGATGATATGGACGATCTATCGCCACTCTTCTAAATCCAGAAGACGGCCTCCCATGCGTACAGTGGGACCGAAGGGTCGTCAGCTATAGGTATCGGGTCGAGTTCAGTAAAGGTTGCTCTTAGCATATAACGTACAACGTAGCACATAAGAGACACCATTGGCGAAAGGTTTAGAAGAAAAAATGTGAGAGGCTTACGCTATATACGCCCGCGTTAATTACCCCCGCGTGTACCCGCAAGTTTTTATAGGGTGGGGGTAGTTACTTCGCACTATAGTCATTATGTCTAATACTAAGTGCTTGATAGCCAACGACTTAATGTTATTCGACTGTAAATTCCTGCAGTTTGACGATGATATACAGGTGTATAGCAAGACATTAAATAAGTATGTACTTAGTTTAATTAGTGTAAGTATGGACTGCGTTGCCTTGGTTCGCTTAATGCAAGTAGTTTGCGATTACTCTTCTATTTGCTTTTCGCTTTCCAAGTTCAACTCTTATCTTACTGCCAGTCTACCTACAACTACTTACAACGATCGCCAGTCTTAACGCCATACAATCCGCTTACCTATCGCAATCTACTTAAATCAATCTCGCCAAGTCTTACAACATCAACAACTTACAACAATACTGGACGATCAAAACAACACCATCAAACAAGCTCTAAACCGCTTACCTATCACGATTGCACTTTTTTATTTGCTTTTCTTTGGAAGATTGGCACAGTTGGAAAGCATACTTTAATTCTAACCAAATAACACCTATATCCTTATGAAAATATTAAACCAAATCACCTTACAACACGCTATTGAGTGGAATGAGTCACCTGAAGGTTTTTGTTATATATGTGAAACCTTTGACCTTTACGCTCACATGACAAACACAATTGGATTGATTGAAGCTTACATGACGCACCTTTTAAACTTTGATAATTAACTAAGACCAACAAACCAAAACAATAACAAACCAATAACAACATGAATTACCAAATTGAAGAAATTGAGGAAGAAATTAAATGCTTAAGGGATGATTTGTTTCAGTCTATCCCGTTTAAACGATCGCAAGCTCATGTCTGGGGCGACGATCAAGAATGGATTGACAAATGGGAACAGGAAGTTGAAACAAAGCTAATGCACAAAGAGAATGTCTTGCGAGGCTATTTGAACCTTTGCAAGTAACAATAAAACCAAACCAAATAACATGACCGACATACTTAATTTAGAAGCGTTGACATTTGACGCATACTTAAAACTCCAAAGACTCGATAAAACTTTAGTAAGGACTCCAGACTATATAGGATTGGCTTACTTTTGGCATCATGATTTTAGGTTTCATTTAAGAGACGCAAGCTATTCCAAAAGGAGACGCATACATAACCAATGGTTGTATTGGGGACTTGATTTCGATAGTCCTTGCGATAAAGCTTGGGAGATCGTCAGAAAGATTACAGGACTTAACTAAGATTAACAAACCAAACCAAAAAATAACAAATAACATGAAAACTTACAAAATCACAATGCAAAGCGGTATGTGCCGAAAAAGCTTTACGTTACAAGCTACAGACCGATCTAAAGCTTACGAAGAAGCCGATTCGATTATTGACGATCGCTGGGTAATTACAGACATTACTAACACCGCAGAATTATGAAAATAAAATATTTACTAATTGGTATAAATCGAGCACATGATGAAATTGTCGAGGTATTTACTCACGGCATTTCGATTGATGTTATTAACAACTACCTTAAAGCTTACCTAGCCGACATGGAGTATTTGCAAGAATTTACAGACAAGTTTGACACCTTTCAAAAAACATTAAAAGAAGATGGGCATGCCCACGAAGTTTTCGACATAATAAAGTGGTACATGATGGAATATAAAGAAACCTATGTGACTATCGAAGAAACTAAGCTAATTGAATCCTAAGAAACCAATAAATACTATAATATGAGAACTACAATCAAACAATTAGAGCTTTTAGTGTCTGAACTAAACAAACAACTAGACCGACCCTTAAAGCCTTACATAAAAGAG